GATTTCTACCCTTTGGCACAGTGGGCAGAAGCATACAAACACATTACCTGAGAATCGTAGCCTTCTTCAAGAATCGTGCAACGAATGCGGCCAGCGAATCTTTTAATGCAAAAATTAAGCAATTCAGAGCACTACTCAGAGGAGTTAGAAATGTACCTTTCTTCTTATTCAGATTATCTAAAATTTATGCTTAAAATCGTAATCCCTCAGAATTTCGGTATGATCCGTCAATGACATCCTTTCCAAAGAATTTAATCAATGATTTTAGAGAAGATAAGTACCAATCAGCTGTTTTAGGTTTCTGTGTTTTAGAAATAAGTATTCGGGAGAATGCTACAAAGTCGATGACATCAGATGATAGTTCTATATTTCTTAATATTTCTTGTTTGAGATCGAGCGCTGTCATAAATCTAAGACGTTCTGTCCCTAATTTGATTGAAATTTCCCTATATTTCTGAATTTGGTTGGTTATATCGTAATTTAAGATCTCAGCAGACGGGTGAGAAGGGAGTACTTCTCCGCTTTCACTTAAATATTCTGGTAGAATATAATGCCCGGTGGGAATGTACTGAGCACTTCTATTGTGATAGATTCTTATTTTTATATTAGTTGTACCGTCTTCTTTTACATGTCTCCCACCTTGAAGAACCACTGCTTTATAAGTTGCCATACTTTAATTTTTTAATTAAACGTTAGTATTGGCAATTCGCTAAGCTTTTATATGTGTTATAAAATAGTTATAATTTAATATGCTCTTATTTGCCTTAAAACAGCATCAAATAGCATATAAAATGTATAAACACAAAAAGCTGATGCAAATTGCATCAGCTCAATTCCATGCTAAAATGCTGTAAATCAGCTACTTTTTACTCTGTCGGGGTAGCGGGATTCGAACCCACGACCCCCTGCTCCCAAAGCGAAACGGGCGGCAAGTTAAATAGTTTATTATTAGACGATTATGTGCGTAGAGCTATCTATTTATAAGATACTTATAAAATACCCTTCATTTTAACACATTATTTGTGCTGTTTTAGTTTCTCTAATTCATGAGAAAGGAGGGCGTTTTCTTGTTCTAAAGCACTACATTTTTGTAATGTTTGCTGTAATTGCTGCCGGAGTGAAGCAATCAATTTATCTTCTTCTGAAATTGTATCCATAGTTTATATTATTCATTAAAATTTGCCAACTCTATTTCTTAAATTTCTTTTCTATGGAAAAACTAAAAACTATATTTTTACTATCGTTATCCCCTTTCTTTTTATAAGTTAGGTATATAGATACATTTTTAGATCCTGCTAAATTTGTCTTGTCAGAATCTTTACTGATTTTTTGGCATAATTCTTTTTCAGCCCATGAAGAAGGGGGGATATTCCAATCTACCTGAGGTTTATCAATATTAAGAAAAAGAGTATGGCTATCTGCAACAGGTATTGATTTGCCATCTATTATATAACTGCTTTCATCTAAGAATATGGTTATTGGCTTATCAGACTTGTTATCAATAGAAACTTTAAAACTTTCAAATCCTGCCCCCGATAGTTTGACTGGAGAAACAGTAACGGAGATGCCATCATTCACTAAAGAAGCGCTTTTAGTATCTTCTGATAAAGTTCCATTTTGTGGAACAATATAATATGTACTCCATGCATACTTAACCTTAATACCATTTTGAGTATAAGCCATTATAGAATACATAGTAAACAATAAAAAGAAAGTTTTTTTCATAATTATATATTGTTTTATAGGACCACTAAAGAACTTATTTTTTTTCTTTTCTTTCTCGTTTCAATTTCCGTGCTGCAAAATCGTAGTTTCTTATAGGTGTCTCAAAATTCAAATATCCAAACTCTTTATTATATTCTTCTTCCTTTTTCGCTAATGAAATTTTATCAAGGATATAATCAATATATTCATTGTCTGATATTACATGTTGAAGATTTTCAAGTGAACAAGCTGGATCTATTTTTCTTATAATATTTTCAGACATGCAAATCCACTTACTATGAGCATCTTGTAAAGCATAGAATATTCTTGTCTTATCACAATGGGAATGAAGATTATAGTTGTTATATCCGAATGTTGTTCCTTTCCAATCTACAGTTTTCCAAAACATAAGATTGAAAAAATCCCATTTTTCGAAGAGCTCTTTTATCGTAAAATGTATTGTATTTATATTATCTGTCAAATTGTAGTTTGAAAATTTATAAGCCAACTTTTGGACAATATAATAATTTTTTGATTTAGAAACTCTAAAACTTAATGTGAACATATCGGCACTTTAATCAGTATAATTTGACTATTCGTCCGAAGACGCTTTTGCAACGACACATTCGGCATCCTGTACACCCTTGTCGTGAATTTTTTCCTTATCTTTTATTATTTGAATAAGTTCATCAACTTGTGCATCTTTTCGCTCTAGACTCCTTGCTTGTAATCGAATTACTTCCCAAGCTTCTTTATCTATAGAAATGTTTTCTCGTTTATGATGCCTTTCTAGCTCTTCTTTTAGCATTTCACCATTTCCAGTCATCAACCAATTCGTATCAATATTTATTCTAGAATTTATGAATTGCAGGATTTCAGTATATGTTGGAAATTGATTTTCTTCGATAATACTAAATAATCTTTTTGAATCTATCCCTGTAGATTCTTCCATCTTTGCATAGTCAATTTCGGAAATTGTATGATTTACACTAAATAGATTTAAAGCAATATCTTGAATCCTATTCCAAATAGCTTCATCGTGAATTTTAGTGTCTTTTACAACACCAGGGGTGTCTCGGTCTCCTATCCCAGTTGCTAGCCATTCAGAATTAACACAGAAGTAATTTGCAAGTATATCTAAATTTTTTCTATTAAGTTTTACTGTTGAATCTTTCTTTAATCTACTAAAAACTGATTGCGATATACCTGTTTCTTGTGATAATTGATACATCGTAACTCTTTTTATATCAGCTAATTCGCTTATTCTAGAAAAAATATTCATAATATAATGTATTAAATACTTTCAAATACTTGCATTTAATTCTAAATACTTCTATATTTGCTCCCGTAAACAATAAACCATTAAGAACACGATTACCAAAATATGGTAATTAAAAAGATTCTTAATCACTAAAGTCAAATGAGTGGCGGCCACTTTACAAAGTTTCCTAGGCCAAGTTAATAGCCACCACTCAATAAATTAAGTTTCAAAGAAATAATCTTTAAAACATTACAAATATGAGCAAAAAAAATGTGGCGGGCAAAGAAATAGTCCCCAATCTCAAAAATTTACCCTTAACAGAGTATTTCGCAAGACTTCCTAAAGCGAAAAGAAAGCCATTGATTATCTCTGCTCCAAAAGAGGAACTAATCACAGCTATTTGTGAATCAACTGGGCGCCATAGGCACACTGTTAGGTGCTGGCTTCTTGGATATGCCCAGCCAAGTAGTATGGTAGAAAAGAAAATTGTTGCCGATCTACTGAGCTCATCTGTAGATATCTTATTTCCGGAGGCATAATAATGGAATTGCGCAACAAGGAATTTTACCGTACACCCGGTGGTGAAATCATGATTCATGATGAAGATGGTAGCCATACACTTACCGAAAGAGATCGAAGTTTCATTTCTGCTTTTATAACAAAGATGGGAGAGTTCTGGCCAGAGGCATTGCAAGTGGCTTCAAAACTTTATGAGAAATGTCGTTATAGCGTACCTCTCTTTGAATTTAAAATAGTCCGTCGTTTTCTAAAATGCAATTTCGGGCGGTTTGATAACACCTTAGATATTGATCAGATGGGTAACTATCATTTTGAAGATGTAGAATGTCCATTGCGTGGAGAATGTCTTTTTGAAGGTAAGATATGTAAGCCAAAATTCAACTCCGCTCTTTCCGAAAGGGAAATAGAAGTTATGCGTTGCCATTACGATGGGATGAATATCGATCAGATATCAGATAAGCTAAACATTTCACCCGATACAATCAGAACGCATAAAAGAAACGCTTTGCAGCGTACTGGTACACACTCCATTCAGGAGTTCTTCATATATGCACGTGATAAGAATCTTTTTAATCAGTAATAAGTAATAAATCAGGCAGCATAACTTAGAGAAGTTGTGTGTTTCAAAATAATGAAAAAGAAGCTCTACGTCGTCATAAAGAGTCTATTATAAACAGCCTGTTATATGAACAGTTTAGAAAGAATAATTAGCGCAAGTATAAAGATCGGAACAATACAGACGTTAAAAGCTCTTGGGCTTTTGACGGAGGTCGTTACAATCTCCCAAGCGGAGAAAATGTATGGCAAACGCCTTATAAAAGAATGGCGCGAAAAAAGCTGGATTAAATTCTATCCAGCAAGTAATAAGTTAAGAGGAAAGTACTATGTAAAAATGTCAGAATTGGAAACAGCGAGTTCTATGATGGATCTTTACAATAAGGTACCTAACAATATCATTCAGCAATTAATGTGAATCACATGGAAGCAATACACCAAATCATAGAGAACAACGCTATGGGTCTTCAAGAAGAGTTTTTAGATTCTCTTAAACTTCTGAAATTAGCATTGGAGTATGCATCAATAAAAGAGACGTATAATAAATTAATTAGCCATAAGGCAATTTGAGTTATGACATCAAAAGATTTACAAGTAGGTCAGTCAATCTCCGCAGATATTAGTTTCAGATGTGGCCCGTATGGCGGCGATAATGATTACGCACATATCACCGGGACAGTTATTCGTAAGCTTGACTGTTACAATCAAATCCTAGTTGATGTGGATATTAAAAATTCTTTCAATCCCCCACAAAAATACATNTGGCTGACATTGAATGAAAATGCAGAAGTAACAATTAATAACTAATCATTATGAGTAATCAAATTCAAATAAAAGTAGAGGAGCTTAATGCTCTTCCGGCAACAAAGATTGTCGAGAATGAAAAGGTAGAACAGAAGTTTATTCAAATGTATAACGCTATCTGGGGCTCACAGATGGGCGAACAAATCTATCATAAAGAAGTATTCAACTTTCAAAAAGTATTACGTGAAAGCCCCAAATTAGCCGAATGTAGCAAGATGTCATTATATGGCTGTTTCCTTGATATGGCAGTGAACGGTTTGTCTCTTGATAACACTAGCCATCCACATTGTTATCTTATTCCCCGTAAAGTAAAGACTGGGCATAAAGACCCAAAAGGGTGTGATGCATATGAAAATCGTGCAAGTGTTTCGGTTACCGGTTATGGTGAGCTTACCATGCGAATGCGTGCCGGTCAGATTCGTTACGCTGACAATCCGGTAGTTATATATGAAGGCGATATTTTCTCAGTAGCACTCGACAATGGAGTGAAGAAAATTACTTATTCGGCAGCCATTCCCCGTAAATCGACAAAAGTCATAGGTGCATTTATCCGCATAGTTCGTTGCGATGGTTCCGAAGATTTTCAGTGGTTACTTGAGGGTGATATCCAACGCCTGGCAAACTACTCCGCCAAAAATAATTCTTATTGGAAAGATGGCCAGAAGGTTGAAGGTAAAGCCAATGATCTTTATTTTTCCAATGAAGGCTGTATTGATCCGGGGTTTCTTGAAAACAAAATGATTAAGCATGCCTTTGATGCATATCCTAAAGTCCGTACCGGTAACTATACTCTCCTTGAAACGGAAACGGAAGAACAACCTCCTGTTGTTGATTATGGACTTGTTGATGAAGATTTAACTAATGAGCCCATACAAAATATACCTGATGCTGCAACACCATTCGGTGAAGATAAGCAAATAGAAGCTCCGCAACCGGTAAAGGTTGATGTCTCAAAAGCAGATGAAGAAGAAGGATTCTAACTATAAAGATTACAGCTATGAAAGGATCAGATCAATTTAAACAGTCTATAAAGACTTATTTAGATAAAAGGGCAGAAGAGGACACTCTCTTCGCCCAGTCTTATGCAAAGCCCAACAAGAACATAGATGAGTGTTGCAACTTCGTTCTACAGCAAGTGCAAAAATCCGGCTGTAATGGATTCCACGATGATGAAATATTTGGAATGGCCGTACACTATTATGACGAAGATAATATCAAGGACATTAAGCTTGTTAGTGCACGTGTAGTTGTCAACCATGTTGTTGAGCTCACCGAAGAAGATAAGAAAGCTGCTCACGAGGAAGCCGTGAAAAAGTACGAAGCCGATGAGAAAAAGAAGATTGAGGAAGCCCGTAAAAAGAAGCTCGAGAAGAAAGCTGAGAAAGCAGGCCAACAGGACGTTCAACCATCTTTATTTGAGTTTTGATTATGGAAAGTTCAGAGTTAAAACTTACTCTATCATGTAAATGGTATGACATGATAGAGTCCGGTACTAAAAAGGAAGAGTACCGAGAAATCAAAGATTATTGGGTAGGTAGAATATGTAGGAAGCAAGGGAAGCGATTGATTAAAAGTGAGATTACTGCTTTGTGTGATTTAATCAAAACCAATCCTTTGGCTCTCCTTGCAGTAATAATTAAGGGTGGAATCATAATCCATACTCATAAGACAGTAACTTTCTATCGCGGGGTTCCTTATTTTTCAGACGATGTCAAACACATGACTTGGAATATCGAAAGTACAGGCATTGGAATTGGAGATGAGTCATGTGGTGCACCTAAAGAACATGTTTTCATTTTTACATTAGGAGAACGTATTTCATGAAACCCAAAACTAAAATACAGAAGCAGGTGGCTGAACTAAGTAGTAAGCTGCCTGCAATTACTGATAAACAAAGGCAATGGGCTATGGAACATTGTTTTGAAAAGACCGGCTATCTTCGAAAGAAATCCATTTGGTGTACGGAGTGTGGCCATACATGGGAGCCGGATGATGGTCCGTTAGTTAATCAATTATGTGGAACCACATGTCCTCATTGCGGAAAGCTTCTTAAAATAGAGAATTCCCGTAAACGTAAGGATGATACAAACCAGTATTATACCATTATAACAAGATTTCAAGGCTTTCAGTTACTCCGCCATTTTGTGGCTCGTAAAACCTGCAGCGTTGGATACCCGGCGCACTACGAAGTCAATGAGGCGATTCAAAGCTGGATAACTCCTGAAGGGAAGCATGTCTTAATGTACCGATCTACAAAAATGAGCTTCATGTACATTGATCTATGGGATTGGAACTCGCCGTTGGAAATAAGAACGAGATCGCGCAATCAAGACAAATATAACATCTTCGCTGCTTTCATATATCCTGTCAGGCAATATATACCAAATATCAAACGGAACGGATTCAAAGGCCACTTCCACGGCATTAGACCTCTTGACATGTTTACGCTCTTGTTGTCTAATCCAATGGCAGAAACACTTCTTAAGGCAAGTCAATACTCGTTACTTAAATATCTAAGTAGTCACGAAAGTATTAATTGTTGGCCATCGGTAAAGATATGCCTTAGAAACAATTACATAGTCAAGGATGCCTCACTATGGGTTGACTACATTGTAATGCTTGCCAAACTAGGCAAAGACGTACGCAACGCTAAATATGTATGCCCGGATAACTTAAAATATGCCCACGACAGGGAAGCAAGGAAAGTGCATGCCATTGAAGCCAAAAAGGCTATGGAAAGGAAACGGGCAGAAGCGGCCAAGCATGAGGAAGAATACCGAAAGATAAAGGGTAAGTTCTTTGATATTGAATTTACCGATGGGCTGATAAAGATTTCCGTTTTACGTAGTGTACTTGAATTTTTAGAGGAAGGTACAGCTATGCATCACTGCGTATATAGTGCTGCTTATTATGCGAGAAAAGATTCTCTTATCTTGTCTGCTCGTATTGGGGACAAACGCATAGAGACGGTAGAGGTGAATCTCAAGACCATGCAGTTAGTTCAGTCCCGGGGAGTGTGTAATCAAGGTACGGAATACCATGATAGAATAGTAGGACTCGTTAAAAGCAACATTGGTATTATCCGTAAAAAACTTGCTTCCTGATGACTTATATAGAATTAATAAACCGATTTTGGAAGATACAGCAGACTGAGGATTTCAGCTCGAACGAAGTGTACTTGTATTTTTTCTTATTGAACGAATGCAATCTTCGGGGTTGGCAGAATAAGTTTGAGTATCCCAACAGGAAAATCGTCCTCGCAACCGGCATGTCTGAACCGACCGTGATTGCTTGTAGGTGTAGATTACAGCAGAAAGGTTTATTGCAATTCGAAGCAGGAAAAAGGAATGCGAAATCTCCTGTTTATTACTTAAATAATTTNAGTAAAGACTTTAGTAAAAGCTTTAGTAAAGACTTAAGTAAACCTTTAAGTAAAAAGTTAAGCCATAATAAGACTAAAGAGACTAGAGAGAATATTATTCCCCCCACACCCCCCGAGGGGGAGGGAATTAATAAAAAAGCTCGTTCAGTCTTTGAAGAACATTTTAAAACGATATTTTCTGCCGATTACTACTGGACGGCAAAGGATGCAGGAGCAATGGCACAACTGCTAAATAAACTTCGATTTTCGCGGGAACAGAAAAGTATGCCCGTTGATGATGCCTCTGTTTTATACGCCCTTCAAGTCTTCCTCTCTTCGATAAAAGAGGGATGGATCTTTGAGAATTTTAGCGTAACTAACATTAATTCAAAGTTTAACGAGATCGTATCTCAAGCAAGAACAAATGAAAAGAATAACAAAGGACGAGAATCCGATACGGCAAATAGGAGCTCTGTTAAAATCCGTTCGGTTGACATCTGACCAAGAACCGGATATCAGTCCGGATCAGTGGGAGAAATACCAGGAATGGAGAGCAGAGGTATTTAAATGGGCTTGCCATACAGAGTGCCCATCTTTCGATATTAATGGTAGGAATAAAGCAACTATGAACGAGGTTTTTCTGTACGCAAATGGCTGCAGCAAGAAACTAGACTCAAGTAAGGGACTTTGGATTCATGGTCCGGTAGGTACCGGTAAATCCACTATCATACGGATCCTTAGGACGTATGACTATCAAGTTCATTACAATAAAGCTGATTGGAAGTCTACCGGGGGATTTGGTATTGTTTCCGCTTCACTTGTCTCGAATCAGTTTGCAAGAAACGGACTTGAAGGCATAGACAAATATACCTACAACAGCAATGAACCGAAGACTTACGCCTTTGATGAGGTTGGACGTGAACCGCTTCCTACGAAGTATTACGGTACCGAAATGAATGTGATGCAGTTTATCTTTCAGACCCGATATGAATTAAGGCATAGGTGTATAACTCATGTAACCACAAATATGGATCCTGAAAATATAGTGAATCGTTACGACGACTATATTGCCGATCGTGTCAATGAAATGTTCAATGTGATAAAGCTTGATGGAGAGAGCAGGAGGTAAGTAATGGCTGATACTGAAATAAATAATTATATCGCAAAGCGTTATGCACGCTGGTTGGATTACGCAATTTATCATTGCGGGATTGTAGGTATTGCCGATGAGGCTAACGATGTTCTGAATGAAGTTTTATGCTCGTTGCTTACAAAAGATAGCGAGTACCTTCTCCGGATGCTTCATTCCAGAAAGAATGGATATACAGAACTTGATTTCTTTGTTTTAAAGATGATAAAGCTTAATGCTACTTCACCGACATCACCATATCAGAGCAGGTACAAGCAGTTTCCTACAGATGAAAATGTAGATTATATGGAACTAGATATAGAAGATATTACCGATGATATACAAGACCGGAGCGGGGATATTCTTTGTAAGATGCATCAAGTTAGGAGAGCATTTGAAGAATTGGACTTATCTCCATTGGCTAAGCGTGTGTTTAAGTATCGTTTCTTTGATGGTTGTAATTTCTCTGATTGGGAAGGAGAGGAAACGCAGAAGCAGCTGTATGAAATTTATAATAAAGTATTGTTTACAATTAAAAATAAATTAAAAGGAGGCTTGTTGATGTAATCAATTATTATATATTTACAACTGTTTTAAAATAATAAATCATGAAAAATATATATAAACACAAACCGATAATTGCGGCTCTTAAAAAACATAATTTTATAAAGTTGGCAATTGTTTGTAATATTATCAATAATGCTTTACTCTTCATTGTACTTATGATGATGCATTCGATAAGTGTTGCTCTTGGAATAGTTACATTTATATTCATAATTACAATTTTAGTATATCTAATAAAAATATATAGAGCAGAATACTACTGGGAGATTATAAAATTGAAAAGAATGAAATCTGAAAGATATACTTTCTTTGATAAACAAAACTTTTATATCAGTAAGGTTTTGGATTTAAGAGGGGAATATAAGACTTTTTATTTCATAATAACTCCATGTACATTATTTCAAAAAAGAAAAAGAATAGATTATGATGTTATTACTACATATTACTTAATGGATTATTCAGGAGATACGAGGGAACGTGAAGAACAGTTGAGTGGAGAGTATAACGTCGGAGATTTGATTTTTAGTAATAATTTAGTCGGCTTTATTCCTAAAGACTTTGTAAAACCAGACTATGAAGATGTCTTGAATTCTTTTGTTTATATTTTGCAAAGAGAAAAATTGCTGCCTATTTCTGAGAAAGAGTATGTTGACATAATGAATTGTGAAGAAAAAGAATGATGATATTTCATTTGACCTTTTATATTTTACGATAAAAGGCAATGGAAGAAATCAAATACGATCCAAAGAACTTTCGCATACATAACGACCGGAATAAAGGCATTATCCGTAAGAGCTTGGAAGAATGCGGTGCCGGTCGCTCTGTCCTGATGGATAAGGAAAACTACTTGATTGCCGGCAATGGAGTGTACGAAGAAGCGCAAGCACTAGGGATCCCAGTCCGGGTTGTTGAAACCGATGGAAAAGAACTGGTTGTTATCAAACGTATAGATCTAGCCCTTGAAGATGATCGCCGTAAACTCTTGGCTTTAGCCGATAACCATGCTTCCGATACTTCAGAATTTGATATGGACTTGGTTATAGAAAACTTTTCTGATGATCTCTTGAAAGACTGGGAATTCTCTCTAGAGGATATAGATTTATCTGATGAACTGCCTGTATCAACTACTAAGCCGAATAATCTAGCCGAAAGATTTATTATTCCCCCGTTTTCTATTCTTGATGCCAGGCAGGGCAGATGGCAAGAACGTAAACGCGCATGGTTATCACTAGGCATTAAAAGTGAAGAGGGACGGGAAAAGGATATCACATTCAATCGCTCTGCACAAAATCCCGGTATATATGAAGTGCGTAATCGTATGCGTGAAAAGATCGGTCACGATCCTTCTTGGGATGAAATAACAGAGTACTGTCAAAAACACAATATCTCAATGTTGGATGGAACATCTATCTTTGACCCGGTACTTTGCGAACTTGCTTATCGTTGGTTTAATCTTCCTGAAGGAAAGATACTTGACCCATTTGCTGGCGGGTCCGTCCGTGGTATTGTAGCCGCTAAATTGGGTATGTCTTATCGAGGTGTTGACTTACGTCCGGAACAGGTAAAAGCCAACTATGAGAATGCAGCAGAAATACAGCCACCGTTGACAGCGAATGAGTGCCCGGTCTGGAAGTGTGGTGATAGTTGTGATATAGACCAACACTTTACCGACTTGAAAGCAGATCTACTATTTAGCTGCCCACCTTATGCAGATTTAGAGGTTTATTCCGATGATTCGCGTGACCTGTCTAACATGAAATACAAAGACTTTCTTCTTTCATATAGAACGATAATTCGAAAGAGCTGCTCATTGCTTAACGATAATCGCTTTGCTGTGTTTGTCGTTGGCGAAGTCCGTGCCAAAAGTGGGGAGTATTATAACTTCGTAGGTGATACTATACAAGCTTTCCTTGACGCTGGGTTACATTATTACAATGAGATGATACTTGCCACACAGATAGGCTCACTTGCCATGCGTGTGACCAATCAATTCAATCATTCCCGGAAGATTGGCAAGACTCATCAGAATGTTCTTGTGTTCTTCAAAGGTGACTTAAAGCAGATATCGGTATTATACCCGCAGCTTGATTTCCGGGAAGAAGATGTGTTAGGAGAGATAACCGAATAAGATATTCATTAACTTTGTCGGTACTAAAACAATGTACCGCCATGCAAACAACAGCATTTATGATTTACAAAGAAGTACTCGAAAAGAGATTAGCCAGAAAAAGAGAACAATTGACCGAAATAGAAACTTCTATTAATAGCGCTAATGATGTGGTGACTGCTCAAGATAAGCGTAGGTACATTGAATTGAAAGCAGTTGTCAATGAACTAGAGAACTGTATTGATATTGCTGAATCAATGATTAAATTGGAAAAATAGCCTTAAGCAAAACGTATATAGATAATAATATAACAGATGAAACGATAGAAATATAGAAGCATATCTCGAAGGCCTTAAATGCTTTTTTTTCATATATAAGAACCGGTTGCATTTGTTCATTATTGTTGTATGCTTCAACTGCTTGCTCTGAAGCTTTTTTCCTGAGCCTTTTTATTACGTCAATTTGACTATATAATGTTATTGATAATGACAGAATTCCTATAGCCATAAAAACTAAAGAAATAGCAAATATTAGTCTTATTATAAGGATACTGGATGTTTCCTTTTGTAGTGCAATCAATACACCAAATAGTGTACTAGATGCTAGAAGTAGTTGTTGTTGCCAAGCGCATTTTCTTTCGTAGTGAAGTTTTATTAATTCTTTTAATGAATCCATCGTACTCTTTTGATCAAATTCCATATTTTTTTTTTAGAATTATAAGCACAAAAATAATCATTATTTATATTTTACTGAAAACATCCTATGGCAAAGTATAACAAAAAGATTGTGGAGAATATCTGCGAGCTCATTCGTGCAGATAGTTATACCATTGCCGAAATCTGCAAACAAGTGGGCATTTCCAAGGAGACGTACTATCAATGGCTTAAAACAAAATCTGACTTTTCTGACGCTATAAAAAAGGCGGAAGATGAATTTAATGAGCTTATTGTTACCGAAGCCAAGAAATCCCTTGTGAAGATGATACGTGGCTATACTTTTCAGGAGAAACGAACTGTAACGGCTGATACCGGAAAGAAAGATGAGAACGGCAAGCCGATTGTAAAAGTGAAAGAGCATGTGGTAACGGATAAACATTATCAGCCTAATCCTACACTTGTCATATTTGCCCTGACCAATCGCGATCCGGATAATTGGAAGAACAGGCAGGAGAATAAGATATCCGGTGAAGTAGGCATAAAGAGTAGCTTGGAAAGTTTATCTGATGATGAATTGAAAAAGATTGTAGACGGTGACGGTACTGACGAAGAGGGAAATATTAATTCGTAAAGCGGAAGCAGCGATCATATTGCGAAAGCGACAAGCCCGGATGGATTTCTGGGCTTATTGCTTATATATGGACCCGAAGTTTTTTGCTAAGCGCCCGTTCTTAAGATTGGTGTCTGAGGCGTTTATGCGTGTTTTCCTTGCTTATTCTAACAATGTGATTTATCGGCTCGCTGTAAGTATGCCACCTCGAGCCGGAAAATCTTACATAACGTCACTTTTCATATCTTGGATGTTCGGCCACTTTCCCGAAGAATCTGTCATGCGAAATACCTGTGCGGATCCTCTCTATAATAAGCTGTCATACGATACACGTGATATTATCCGCTCTAGGAAATACAGAGAGATATTCCCTGAAATAAAACTGCGTTCAGACAAACAAAACGTTCACGGCTGGAGCCTAGAGAAAGCTCGGCAGGTGTCTTATTTCGGCGCAGGTGTCGGCGGTACTGTAATTGGGTTCGGAGCTTCTATGTTAGCCGTAACGGATGACTTGTATAAATCACTCGAAGATGCATTGTCTGATAACAATAATGAAAAGACGTGGAGTTGGAAGCAAGGTACACACGATTCACGTATAGAGGGCAATTGCTGCTCAATAGACATTGGTACACGTTGGTCCGCTAGCGATGTTCTCGGACGCTTGGAAGAGTCCAGAGACGGTAAGTACTATGATGAGATTATCCGTATATCTGCGTTGGATGAAAACGATCGCTCTTTTTGCGAGGATGTACATACAACAGAATATTATCATGATTTGAAAGCCGAAACGGATGACGCTATCTGGGCGGCTGAATATATGCAGGAACCATACGAAGCAAAAGGCTTGTTGTTCCCGAAATCAGCTCTCAAACGTTTTAAACGGGCAGATGTCAAAGGGCGGTATCCGGATGGTAGGATAGGGGCTACTGATGTGGCCGATGAGGGAGACGATTACTTCAGCTCACCATTTGCCGACGTATTCGGAACAGAACTGTATATTACTGATGTTGTTTTTACGAAGGATGCTGTAGAGATAACTATGCCGCGTCTATCTCAGATGATACTTGACACCGGTTGCGATCAGGTGCGTATAGAGTCAAACAATGGTGGGCGTATATTCTCACTCGGTGTACGCAAAGAAGTACAGGCTAAGAATAACAAGTGTATCATACAGGCCCGGCCAACTACCAAGAACAAAGAAACTCGTATCCTTATGAAATCCGGTTGGGTGAAAGCACACTGCCATTTTCTTGATGAAACAGAATATGCCAAAGGTTCCGACTATTGGTGGTTCATGAAATACTTTACCTCTTACAAGAAAGAGGGTGGCAACGAGCATGATGATGCACCGGATAGTATGACTATCCTCGCTGAGTTCTTTGAATCTCTTGCAGGCAATATCAAGGGTGAGCAAAGAAGAAAAGTAGCAAGGGGAACAGGAGTGAGATAAACAATGAGTACTATTTTAGTAACTCAGGATTGTCGAATTTATTTCCTATAATGACTTCGCTAGTGAAAGTAAAGCTTTCAAAATCAGTGAAATTATTATGATCATGTGTTTTTATCATACCGGGCTTGCCATTTCTAAATACAACTTCATAATAGTGCTCTCTTTTTCCATGACCTACATAATGCAGGTCATGAATAATGTCACCCTCAAAAATCGTTTTATTATTCGCATCTTTATATCCAGTGGATTTACGATCAGTCATAACATATCTTTTATTGTTTGAAATCCAAAGGTAATATTTCTTTCGGGTTATATATTAGATCAAATGAGTATTTATATATAAATTGTAAAACAAATGAGGAAGTTTAATTTATTCGATAAGGTTTTGTTTGCTCCAGAAGGAGAGACTGAAAAGAAGATAGGTTGTGTTGTTGGTTTTAATACGGATGAGGAAAATGGTGCCGTTATTGATCGTGAGTCAGGCATGCTTGTTGAGCCTGAAGAACATTCATATATCGTACTTGAGAATGAACTTCAATTTGGAGATGAGCCTAACTTTGAGATAGTACTTTCTGAATATACGGAAACTGAACTTGAAGCAGTTTCTTAAAGATAAACTTTTGATAGAAAGGGGACATGAAAGTAAAGTTCGTTCAAGTCATGAATTGAATGTCTTTATTTCGGGACCGATCACTTCGATAGTGTCCCCGTAGGAAATACAAGCGTAACCCCGGATAATATGATTCGGGGCTTTTTACTTTTTATAAATACAATATTTGGATTAAATTATATGTAGGAAACTCAATAATTGAAGCAAAATATATAGTAGTATCAATTTGATAATTTCCTTTATTCCATCCTTAGCCAATTCGTTTATGGCTTCAATGATTCTACACTTAATCCATTTAAGGATTGATGACTGAGCATGCTTTTCATTGCAAGGCTTATTGCTTTTTCTGCTACGATTTCTTTTTTTCTTGGACATAATTCACTGATTAAAAAATGAAATCGATATCGCCCCGCCTTGCTCCGCAAGTTGCAAATGATCTTTTCATTCGGAACGATAAAACTTGACGGTCGTGTATATTTTAAGAGAAAAAGAATATGCCGGACATTTATTCTATTCTCGCAAAAAATAAAGATAATTTCGGGCAGGTGGTGAGTGAACTGTCCGTTGATACTATTGAAAACCGTACTCCAGTAGAGTATAAGGAAGAGTATAACGGTGATCGTAGACGTAGAAAAACCTCCGTAGGATGGCGTGAACCTAAACGATTAGAAGTCTATTCAGATAAGCTCGTCGATGCAAAGGGCGAACCTGTACGACTTGATGATAAAGTTGTTGATGTAGCCCGTATAGTTACTAATTTCCCAAAGAAAACCGTTCGTACGGCAGCCGCTTTCATGATGGGTGGAAAAATGAATCTCAATGCCGATAATCAGGATGATGGATTCAATGAGTTCAAAAGTGTTTGGACTAAAAAGTTAAAGATGCAATCCTCTTTAAAGCGATTTGCCCGAAAGGTAATGTCCGAGACAAAAGCAGCTATCGTATTTTATCCTGCAATTTCCATACATTGGAGCGGAACCAAGACGACTACCCTTAAATCTAAGATTCTCTGTCTACCGGATAAAGATAACGTTCTGTATGAATTCTACCCACATTTCAACGATGATGACGATATGGATGCTTTCATCCATCGTTACCAGGTGTTGGCCGAGGATAACATGATTCGTGAACGTGCTATTATCTGGACGCGCGATAAGATCATTACCGGTACGCAAACCTGGGGTGGATGGGAAGCAAAAGAAACGATTAATCCATTCGGTCTTATTCCTGTAGTTTATGCAGAGATGAATGCCCCGGTATGGGATGAAGTGGCTGCAATAATGGATGCACGTGAGATGAGGCTCTCACGTATGGCTGATACCAATGACTACTTTGCAGAGCCAATTATGAAAACCTTTGGTGAAACGGAACTACCCGGAAAGAATACGGTTGGTAAGGAGGTCTCTTTTCCTATGAAAGTGGATCCGGATACAGGCAAAGAGTATCACGGTGATGCTGAATACCTCGCATGGCAACAATCCATAGATTCAGTCAAAGAAGAGCTTAGCGAAACACGCAATGAGCAATTTAGCGGAACATCTCAGCCCGATTTATCCTTTGATAACCTAAAGGGTATCGGTAATGTTTCCGGTGTTTCCCGTCGGTTTATGATGCTTGATGCTGAAATCATGGCTAGTGAGAATATGGAAGTCTTTGGACCGGCCATTCAGCGGTGTGTTTCCATTGTTTGTGCCGGTATTGCCAACATTACCAATATAAAGTATCGCCAGCAGCTTATCGATAATTGGATTACCGTGTCATTCGATTCCATATTACCAAAAGATCCTGTGGAACAAGCTCAAATATTGAGTATTGCCAATGGTGGTAAAGCATTTAACTCTCAGCAAACCGTTGTCTCCAATTCACCGCTTACACCTCCGGGAGATGTTGACGGAGAGCTTCAACGTATGGATGAAGATGAGCAAAAAGCGGCTGAACGTAATAATATGATTGGTTTAACGATGGGAGGAATGTAGTATGCGAAACATTCGAGAAATAAGAACCCTCCCTGTGTCAGAATTGACGGATGAAGAAATTGTAAAAGCAACAATGGATAGGCTCAAAACAAGATCTGTTATGTTGGCGTATGAAAATCCTGATGATTTGAGAATCATACTTCTTGGTAGGTATAAAAAAGGTGGCCGATTAATGCTTAGACAGTTGCAAATAGCTTGGGAAGAAAAGTTTGGTAAGTTTAAAAAACTTGAAGAGGAGGAATAGTTATGCCGTCACTATCATTTTACGAGCGTCAGCATGTGCAACGTCTGTTCAAGCAACAGAGTGACATAGCACGAATATTCAATCAGTTCTGTATGTCCGTTTCTCCTGAACTAAAGAAATGGACTGATACCGGGAATAGCAATGTCTGGGTAAGAAATTCCGCTGTTGAAAAGTCCATTGAGGTTGAATTGTTACGCTTACAATCCCGTCTGCATGAGAACATAAAGAGTAATCAGAGTGATTCATGGGAACAATCTAATCAGAAGAATGATGATTTGATTGATATGTACATACAAGGTATGGAGATCAACCAAACGATCAAACAGGGAATGTTTAATCGTAATGTTGAGGCTCTGTCAACACTACAGAATCGTGTTACTAATGGAATGAATCTAAACGATCGTATTTGGAATATTACAGATCAGACAAAAACTCAACTGGAATTCTATTTGGAGAGTGGATTATCTGCCGGTCGTCCGGCTGCATTGATAAGCCAAGATGTGCGGCAACTACTTAATGAACCTGACAGGAGATTTCACCGTATAAGAAATGAAAAAGGTGTATTGGTGCCATCACAACCAATGAAAGACTATCATCCCGGACCCGGACAATACCGCTCATCAAAACAGAATGCATTACGTTTAGCTTCTACAGAAACAAATATCGCTTACCGAAAGTCTGATTCAGACAGATGGAAAGGACTAGACTTCATTCTTGGTATAGATATAAGACGTTCGCAAAGCGCAAAGGAACCGTGTAAAATATGTGATCCATTGGAGGGTGAATATCCGAAAGGATTTGTTTTCACTGGTTGGCATCCATTCTGTATTTGTGTTGCTACGCCCAAGATGATGTCTCCTGAGGAATTCGCAAATTACCTTCTTACAGGTAGACTTCCTGAAAATAAGATTATCCGTGATATTCCATTAGGTGCAATTGATTTTATGAAAAACAACGAATATATGCGGCAATCGTATGCTTATCGCGATAATAAAGATTGGTTTGAAGGGAGGGTAGACGTTAACACTAAACAAGAAGTAATTAAATCTTCCTTCAAATCTGCTGAATCAATAGAAGAAGCTCAATTTATAGCATCCAAATATGTGAAAAAGAATCCATTGGATAGGACATTTAAAGGAGAAGTAAATTATAGTGGATTATCTCTTGAGAATGCAAACGAGGTTAATAGAGCGTTGTCAGATGTATTTGATAACTTCAATCTAACTAATATAAGTGGAATTAAAGTAGTATCTCCGACTTCTGCACAGGGGAAAAAAGCTTTTTCGAGTGGAGTAGATGCTATTGCTTCATATAATCCAATTGAAGGTGGTATTTTCCTAAATAAAGATATTCTTAAAAATGCCAAAACATTATCTGATTATATGAAAAGATCAGACGATGCTTGGGATAAGGTAATGGCCAATATAGATAAACTATCGTCTGCTCAAAAAGAAATCGCCCTTAAATATAAGGAAGCAGGACGCTCTTTAGTTGGAAATTCTCTATCTGATTACATAAAACATGAACTGGGGCATCATGTTCAATGGAAAGTTCTACCAGCGGATTTAAATAATGAATTGGGTTATCGAATGAATGAATATGCGAAAAAAATATCAGGTTATGCTACTTCGTCTAAATCTGAATACTTAGCAGAAAGCTTTGCAGCATTTATGAAAGGAGAGTATGATAAGATAGATCCAATACTATTGGAATTCTTAAATAAAAAGCGAGTCTAAATTTATATTTTACAATTGAATTATAATTATTAGTGAGCAGCTGTGACAGGCTGCTTTTTTTATGCGTGAAAGTTCTCCCGGCATTATATTTTAAAGGAAAACGTATTAATCAAAATTTTATCGCTTATGAATATTCTGGAAATTATTAGTGCTGCACTTACCAAAGCCGGTATAGACAAAAAATATGCTGCAAAGGTAAAAGCGCTGTTTAACATTGAAAAGGAAGATGAGAACCTTGAAAACTACATTAAGCTGTTCAAAGACAATATTCTTCCCGAACTACAGCCACAGCAACCCTCACAAGAGGCTATTCAAACAGCAGTACAGGCTGCCATTGCCGATTATGAAAAGAAGAACGGTTTGAAAGACGGTAAACCGATTGAAACACCTGATCCGGATGAAGACCAATATAAAGGACTTCCACCGACAATCGTAAAGTTGATAGAGGCTCAGAACAAACAACTTGAGGAATTGAAAGGGTTGGTTGAATCAAAGTCGAAAGAAACTGATACAGCAGAGAAGAAGGCTTCGGCAAAGGCTT